GTGAACTCCCTAGATTCCGTGGACGTCAGACCAGAATCCATAGTCACCACACAAGTGACCGTATAGCGGATGCCGTTTTCGAGGTCCACGTTATGCGCCGACATTTCCACCAGCAAGGGGTCAGAAATATCGAAATACTTCGAGTATACCTCTTCGCCCTTATTTACCATTTTGACGTTACCTATAGAATCGACAGTCTCGTAGATTTCATTTGCGGTAACGGTCAGATGATAGCCAATGGGTTTCTGAGTCTTGGGTCCAGCCAAACCGTGAACGTAGAACGGGAACGTAGTAAGAGTTTCAATTGCGTTTCCGTCGATATCGGTTACGCTGAGCTCGAGCGTAGAAGGTGCGTAAATATCAACAGTTCGCTGAACAGACCAATCACCATAATTCAAAGTGATGCCGGCAGTTCTTACTCGCCACTGAATCTTCACGCCTTCTTGATACTCGGTTGTATCAATAGAATAGGAGCTAGTTTTGTCCTTCTCGTCTTCGTCCGTAGAGTTCTTTATGGTATAGGTTTCCTTAATGCCGTCGATGTACAATTCGAGTTCGGCATAGGTCTGACTCGAACCGTCTTCGGCGTTATGCACCCAATATAGTGTCAGTTGCTCGCCAACAATGACCGTGGTCGTAGAGGACCAGGTAGTGGGCGCCACCGGCGTTTTGCCAACGATAACGGACTTTATCTCCGACCAAGCGGAATGACCGTCACTGTTAACGGCTCTTACTCTAAAGAAATATTCTTCTCCCGACTCAAGACCAGTTTTCTCGTAATGAGTATATTCAATGCCAGTTACGGTTTGAGTCTGGTCAGAACCTTCGAAGTATTCTTTCTTCGTGGTGTATTCGATGTCGTAGCTAGTAGCGGTATTGGCGGCAGTCCATTCGAGAACTACCGAGGTTTCCGAACTAGCTCGACAAGCCGTAATTGATGTGGGAGCGGCCGGGATAGTTGTTTTATTCTCAGAATATCCAGACCAGTCGCTATACCTATCGCCTCGATAAGAACGACACCGAACCTTGTATTCTCCACCAGCTTCGACAGTGCACGAATACGAGGCGTGATTGGTAGTTATAGTCGCTTTACCAGTTGCGAATACGGTTTTGTTGTCCTTAACGACCTGGAATTGGATACCATCGGCATTTACATCCAGGTCATCAAGTTCAGCAGTGAGAATGTACTTCTCTATTTTGACCGTAGGTTCATCCGGCGTTACAGGAGGATTATCGTCGAAGTCGTATACCTTCGTCTCGGACCAATCAGCAGTCCAATAAGAAGTCTCTTTGTCGTTAACCGTATGCTTTTTAGATACGGGTTTAACCTTAACCTTGACTCGTTCTGCATTTGCAGGGGCAGTATAGGTACTTTGCTTAAACTCAGAAGTAGAATCGTTTCCGACGAACCATACATCATCGCCAGTGTCATAGTACCAAACTACTCGATAGTTTTGAGTGTTATCTCGCAACCAAGTCCAGGTTACGTATACGGTGCGATCGGTATCGCTTTGGAGACCGAATGCCTTTATCGTAGGCGCAGTTAATCCGGTGGAGTTGGACGAAGTATCCTTTCCACCAGATATAATGAGCACCTGACCGACAACGATATAGTCCGGATCGGTGATGTCGTTCAGATCGACCAGATCGGCAACAGTGGTGTTGAACCTAGCGGCGATAGACGTAAGCGTATCGCCTTTCTTCACCGTATAAGTTGTTGTGCTTTCACCGGATGAGCCGCCGGAGCTGGAGCCAGTGTCAGCTTCAATAGAAATACTACCAGTGGCAGTTTTGCTACCGCAGTAGACACCGCTCCAAGTAATGCCCCACACGACATATACACTAAATTCAATGCTCGACTTGTCAGAGCCCTTACTTACGGTTTGCGTACCGCTGGCTACCGTGTACGTTCCGACCTTACCGTTGATGTTGTAAGATCCAGACTCAACCTCAGAACCGTCAATGGAAACCGTCCACGCGTTGCCACCGCTAGTACTAGCAGGAGACGAGCCGATGAATTCGAGCGTCCATTTCAGTTCAACCGTATTCGATGTAGAAGAACCCTGCTTCACAGTTAATTTCATCTGCGGTGCAGCAGCCTTCCATCTCGAAGTCGCGCAAGAAGCCATTCGTTACGTCCTCCTTTCAATTCTAATTGCCCTAGCAAGTTCTTCAACTGCAGTAGAAACATTGCTGCCGTCGTCGTAAGTAACGCCGTTGACATTGTAAGTCGTGTTACCCATGTTGCCAATATCTCTGCGGAGCCTATTGATAGCGGCAACGACTTCGTCGGCAGTTCCATTTTGACCGCGGTTGTTCATCATAGAACTTACAGCTCCGATATTCGTTAGCACGCTCATGGAAGGCTGTAAGCCAAGCATTCCACTGATTGCATTAGCGCCAGATCGTACATTCGTCAAATCGATAACCGGACGAATAGTGGGCTGTACATCAATTTCACCGCTGATAATGCGGCTAACTCTATCAAATGCATTCATTAGGCCAGTCTTGGCGGAATCAGCCATTTCGGTACTTGCGTCATATGCACGTTTTGCGGAATCAGCGATTGCATTGACAAAACCAAGACCGAAGAAATCGCCGATTTCATAACCGACCTTAGAAGGCGAATTGATCAGTAGCGCGGCTCTAGCAGCAGCTGCCGCAGCAGCGGCCATAGCTTGTGCTTTAGCAGCGGCCATATAGCTATTAGCGCTAATGCCATTCGCGAAACCGATTGCTAAGTTTGCGCCGGCAGAGTAGAAGCTACTGCGCAGGCCATTAATGGCGGAGAGTGCGCTATTGAGTATGGTGGTGAATGCCTGAGTTGCTTTAGCTTTACCGCTACGTACGCCATCGATAAGCATATCAATGGATTTTGTACCTGCAGATTTAAACTTGCTACCCAGCTTTTCGGCAGTGGTAATGGCCGTATTGAGTATCGTCTTAATGGTGTTCGTAAATTTAGCTTTGGTAGACTCGGCTCCTCTAATAATAGATTCGAACATGTTCTTACCAACATTGGCGAGCTTAGATGCAGATACGCTGAACGTCCGCACAAGTCCATCAATATTGGTACTGCTCAAATCAGCGATAGCCTTCTTGAACGAGGCTACACCGCTAGTGTCAATGCCTGCAGTGCTATTGATCAAGCTAATAAGGCTACGAACCGCAGTCGCAGACGAGGTGATGGAACTGATACTCACTTCGACAATAGCGTCGGAATACTTCTTCAGAGACTTGGCGAAGCTAACGATGTTCTTGCCAAAGTCGTCGATACCATCAGAGCCGAAAGTACCATCGTCTGGGATCTGATTTGCTACGGATACCAATCCCTTAGCTGCGGCTACGGAAGAAGTTATAGCACCAGAGTCTACGTCAGCAACCTCTTTGCCATACTTCTTCATACACTGGCCAAACTTGACCACGTTCGTACCGAAGTCATCAATACCGTCAGTACCAAACAGACCATCGCCAGGGATTTCACTAGCCATTTTGACCAGATCCTTACCTGCGCTTACGGAGGACGTAATGGCCTCAGTATCAATGCCGGCTACTTCTGCGGAGTAGTCCTTCATTGCAGTACCGAATGCCGCAATCTCAGTGCCGAAGTCGGCAAGAGAAGTACCACCCTTGAAGAACGATGTGATTCCGCTAAGCAGGTCTGCAGCAGTCAATGCGAGGATAGCATTAGCCAATGCCTTCGCGCTATCGATCACGGAAGCGTCAACGCCAGCCATACCATCGATGAACGGCTGGAGATTGGTCATGAAGCTGCTAAGATTGCTGCCTACCTGAGGCAGGGTGCTCGTAGCGCCTTCGGCGATTCCACCGACAATACCACCAACAAACTGACCGATTGCGGTACCAATCTGCTGGAGGAGGTCTCCACCTTCACCGATCAACCAGCTAAGACCAGGAATCTGAGCAAGTGCACCAACTGCTGCCAGCACGAGAGCCAGCTCTGCAATAAGTACACCCATACCCAGAACGCCAGCCATTGCGCTGGGGATCATCGGGGTAAGTGCGGACAATGCGAACATAAGCGCAGTCAGTAATCCGACACCAGCAATGCCCTTAAGTAGACTTGTGGTATCGATGCCACTCAAAGCGTCAATGATACCCTGGAAGAATGCACCAATCAGATTCACCGCGGAGGCGATCAGCTGGGGCATATTTGCTGCAAGAGCGTCGATGACTCCAATAAGGAACTGAAGCAGAGAATCGACAATCTGCGGAGTATACTGTGCAAGAGATGCCAGGACCTCGGATATAACCACGAGCAAAGTCTCGGCGAGTTTGGGAGCGACGGCGATAATGACATCGCAGAGTGCCACAACCATCTCACCAATAACGCGAGCGATATCGGGGATGAGGCCCAGAAGTCCGACGGTAATAGCACCCAGAGCCGCTACGAATGCGGTTGCACCAGCGGCACCTGCAGTCGCAAGGGCTGTGAATGCCCAGGCAATTGCGGCCATGCCTACGCCGAGACCAAGAGTTGCCGCACCAAACAGTGCCATAGCTCCGGCCAGGCCGATTAGTGTGGGTATCAGCGGGGTAAGTAACGCGCCTGCAATACCGATAACTGTAAATGCGCCGGCCAGAGCTGTCAATCCCTTACCGATGGATTCCCAGGACAATCCGCCAAGAGCTTTCATGACGGGCGCAATGACTGCCAGAGCACTTGCGGCAATTATCAATGCGGCAGAGCCTGCGAGGGTACCATTCATCAGATTAAGAGCAATTGCGAGTTCGGCCAACGCTCCACCCATTACGGCCAAGCCTCTACCGATTTCTTCCCAGGACATACCGCCCATACTCTTTAGAGCGGAACCGAGAATAACCATCGCGGTAGCAAGACCAACCATACCAAGGCTTCTAAGGGCCATATCTCTAGGCATGAGATTCATGGCGATTGCAATTGCTGCCAGGGAACCGCCCATTGCCGCGAGGCCTCGACCAATTTCATCCCAGCTCATAGTTGCCATAAGCTTCAACGCACCACCGAGGATAACCATAGACGTAGCAAGTCCGACCATACCAAGGCTTCTGAGAGCCGTGTCTTTCGGTAACAGATTTACAGCGGCTACCAATGCGCCAAGGCCTGCAACTACGCCAGTAATGGCTATGCCCATTTCCTGCCAGCTCATAGAAGCCATAATCTTCATACCAGCGGCGAGAATAACGAGTGCAGTTGCGAGTTTGCCGATTGCCTTAGATGCCTTGAGTACGTTCTGTTCAGGCAACAGATTGACAGCGCCAACCAGTGCTACTAGTCCTGCTACAGTGCCGGTGATACCAATAGCAAGTTCACCCCAGCTCATGGTGCTCATGATTTTCATGGCTCCGGCGAGAACGAGAAGTGCGCCAGCAAGTCCAGTTATTGCGCCGACACCTTTGATGAGGCCGCCAGCAAGTCCAGTTATTGCGCCGACACCTTTGATGAGGCCGCCGCCAAAGTCCATCTTTGTGAACAATGACAGGGAGCCCAGCAGTTCGGCGAATAGGACGGTAATCGCGCCGAGAGACTGGTCGAGCTTAGCGCCATCGATGGAGGAAATCACAAATATAGCACCTGCCAGAATGGCGATTGCAGTTGCGATTTTCTTGATGGTTTCGGCATTCAGGGAGTTCTGGTATGCCTCGAAACATCCTCGGACAGAATCCAGAGTGTCCTTGATGCCGCCAAGGATACCGTCTTCGCCACCAATACCCTCAAATATATCCTTGAGGGATTCGAGGGGGCTATTCAGATTGTCGACAAACTTGTAAATGCCGACCAGGACACCTGCAAATATGCCGTCATTCAGAATATCGCTAAACTGTCCGTTGGCGAACATATTAGCGAAGGCATCCCCAAGAGGAGCAAATATCTCGCCGACCTTAGAACCAATCCTAACGATAAAGTCCCAAATGCCGGACAGAATATTCATGAAGCCCTGGACGCCAGGAGCCTCAAATGCGGATTTAATAGCGCCGCCGACACCTTTGAGTTTGTCGATCATACCACCGACAAATCCGACAATCTTATCGATGGCTCTACCGAAAATATCCCCTTCTTTGACGGAATCTCTCAGGCTAGTAAGCCAATCGCCAAAGGTTGCGGTAACATCCAAAATGCCGCCGCTAAGGCCTGTAAAGTGACCAATGAGGTCGACGATGGCGCCACCAAGCTCCTTCAAGAAGGTCCAACCGATATCGAGAACGGAGAATATACCTTCGAAAGTGGCTCGAATCTGTTCGCCGTGAGCAGCGGTGAATTCGGCGAATTTGTCAGTTAAATTCTTGAATCCGGTAGTGAAATTCAGTAACTGATCGACCGTAGTCGGCGGGAAAATATTACGGAATGCTTCTCGGATAGGCTTAACGATGTTCATCAGCCCTTCGAAAGCATTCTTAAATCCTTCGATCAGATCCGCTCTACCGCCAGCATCCTTCCAACCCTGCAGAAGATCATTACGGGCTTTGGCAGAGTCGCCGATCATGTCGCCGATGACTTTGGAAATTCCAGAAAATAGTTCCTTTGCTTCCTCAAAGTCACCAACAAGGATCTCCCAGGTCTGAGTCCAACCGGACTGCATAGATTCTTTCAGCGTATCCCACAACTGAGTAAAGGTCTTGACGTCGGTTGCGGCACTTTCGGCGGTAGCCGCCAAGTCAAGAATATCTTTTGCCTGCTGTTTGGTATAACCCTGCGCAATAAGATCAGCCTCGGTGTAAGCACCAGAAAGCTGAGTAAGCGTCTCAGTCAAGACTTCGGCAGTGAGCCATTCGCCCTGAGTCAAAGACTCTCTGAACGAACCGTACTTCTTGATCATAGCATCTACATTGGTGCCCATATTCTTGGCGGTTCGCTTCAGTGCTTCCTGGAATACCTCACCGCCCATACCGGCATTAACGACTGAGTTCCAGTCCATAAGCTGAACTTTACCCGCCGCAAGCGCCTGAGAAAGCTGGTACATAGCAGTACTTGCCTGCTGACTGGTAGAACCGGAGACAGCTGCAAGATTTGCGATACCCTTGATGGACGTCACGGATTTATCCAGATCAACACCGGCGGCCGTAAAGGTACCGATGTTACGAGTCATTTCCGTGAAGTTATAGATGGTCTTATCGGCGTAAGTATTTAGCTCATCCAATGCTGTATTGACATCGCCAATGGTAGTACCCTTACTTTTTGTGTTAGCAAGGATTGTCTGGACGGCATTGATCTGGGTTTCATACTCGCTAAAACCCATTTTGATAGGCTCAATGGTTAAAGACTCTGCGATTCGCTTACCAGCATAGTAAGCAGAATTAGTGATATTACGAAGCGCCTGGTCTGCGATAGTCCACATCGCATTAAATTTAAGACCAACAGTTTCTGCCGCGCTTGTAAGTCCGGACAGATTAATACCCCTAGCAGAGGTACTGATGCTTTCCAGACCTTTTGCAGCCCCAGTCAAGTTTAGGCTTTGCTTAAGCTTGTCGAGGGAGGACATAGTAGTTGATACATTGCGTTCGAACTGTTTATTGTCGAACTGCATCTCTACTACTCTTTGCTCGATTTCAGTACTCATGCTTTAGTAACCTCCCTCCATGCTTCATCTACGAGCTTGTCAAAAATAGGCTGGATTGCAGGATTGATGTAATCTCGCCCCTGTACCCAACCTCCGGTTCCAGTTCCATGACCATATTGCAAAATAATGGCAATCGGAACACCTTTATTGACATTCGAATTGTTGAACGTAATCTTTGCCCCTGAACTGGTATATGCTACCTCGTAATACCACGAGCTTGCAGTCAGACCTGATTCGACGGGTGTCGCAGACGCAAGGGCGGCCACGCCTTCGCGACCGTATTTATCGAGGTCTGCAAGACGTACTGCATGCTTGGCCCTTTCGAGAAATCGGGTCGTTTTGGAGAGGCTACCCCTGTGTCTGAAAGTTATCATGATAAATCTCCTATAAAAGACCTAAGAGTTTCTTCCAGGTCTTTTCGCGAGCGGTAATCTCGCCATCGGCTACGCAACCATTGTCCTTCTGGAAGTGCTTGACCGCGGCCGTGAACTTACCTCCGGCAATACCATCGATTGCACCTACTTCGGTATAACCGAGAGTCTTAAGTCTACGCTGAACATAGTACACCGTAGGATGCTTGCGATTGAGTATGGCGGATAAAGTTAGGGTATTAGACAGAGTTTCAGGACCTGCTATACCGTCAACTTTAGACCCCGTAGCAGACTGAATATCCTTAACGAATTCCTTAAGCGCGTAGTCGCTTGTCTTCTGCGGAGTAGTCGAAGTAAACGTAGGTGCCTTGTTGTTGGCGGTAGTAGTAGCTGTATCGCTAACTGCTGGATTATAAATAAAGCCCAGGAACGTATATGCAGAGCCTGCGCCCCATTTACCATTAGATCCTTTCTTTCTAGTTTGAGTCCAGAAAGGTTTGGAACTACCCCAGCCGCTTTCAGAAGTAACAACCTCGGTGCTACTAATGACTTTTTCGACGATGGCTACATGACCGGCGCCGTCAGATCCATTGAGTGTGGCACCTTTTTGCCAAACCATACAAGCGCCGACCTTGGGAGTCTGTCCGACTTGACACGAGCCTTTATACTGAATAAATCTCTCAGCATTCACAGGCGCAAGGTATTTGCAATAGCCATAGCCGCCGATTTCATTAAATCGACCGTACGCGTAACCAACGCAGTTGTGCAGAACATTACACTGGGAGTCGGTAGGTTTACCCTGCACTGCGTTTGAATATCCACCGTTTGCTTTTCGAATATAGTACTTATTTCCGGATGTGGGTCTAGTTAATCTTGGGGTGAACGCCATGATTACTCATCCCCTTCATCGAAGGTAACGGACATGTCATCCTCGTTGAATGTATTCTGTTCCGGAAAATCTTTGATTTCTTCAACCATGGCAACGTCATCCTTTCGAATTTAGTTTTTTGCATCGTTCCTCATTCAACGCCATCTGATCGCGCAGAATTTCATCGGAACTTCGTTTCTTAGTGGGGGAGTTCTTAACATTACACACCCCAATAAGAGTAATGAGTTTATTCAAATGCCAATCCTCATACTGAGACGGAATCTGCATTGCGATCATCCAATAATAAATAAGTTCGGCAGTGATAGTTTCAGGCTTACCCTTACCGCCTCTATTCTTCGGAAGTATGGTAGACGTCATAGGTGCGTTAATATACGCATCAATCTCGTCCAACTTATGCACCATTAGATAATCGTAAGTATCATCCGTCACGCCAGGTGTGAGCATCATACATTTCAGGTACTCCAAACTTTCTTCATACGTTTTAGCGTTTTTTGATAGAAAGGGTTTACCCATCTTGGATTCCCATTTTGAAAGAGAGGCGAGAGAATGCTCCAGTTGCAGAGTTTGTCCGGGTAAATAGACGAATTCTTGCCTTCCCTCGTCCCAAAGTTCGACGGGCAGCGTAATCTGAAGCATCTCATACGCCTCCTAGAATTTTCGTATTAGTTGGCCGCGGGAATTGCGGCAGGGGCGTTGCCCTGGGACATGTCCTTGGGAACCACGCCGTTGATGAAATCCGCGGCAGCCTTGCCAGCATCGGGGCCGAGAGCCAGTTCCATGAGCAGAATTTCGTATGCGGGGCTCTCCTCGAAGCTTCTGCGAATCTCATCGCTCTTCATGAACCGGCGACCATCTTCACTCTTGATACCGAAGGATCTCAGGATGAAATCTTTCATAGTGCTGTAAATCTCAGCGTTGTTGTTGGTGTTGACGATGCGCCGCAGATGAGCGGACCAGCCGCCTTCGTAACTGGCATCCAGCTCGAGCAGCTCGGCCTTGTTGAGGTGAAAATTGAAATCCTCGATTCTGTTCTTACCGTTGAAGTCGGTATAGGGAATGGTCTTGGTGATCATAGTCTTCTCCTTTCAAATGTCCGGTTTTACCGGTAAATTAAAAGAAGGAGTCGCCGGCATTACCCGAAACGACTCCCTCGATTTTGTTTTATATGGCTGGTTTAGCCAGCGAGCAGGGTTGCCAGTTCGTCAGGCAGGGGCAGACGAGCCTCAGCTTCGTCGGAGCCGTACAGAATGGCCTCGATTGCGGCCAGCTTCTCTGCGGAGACGGTGGTGGAATCGATCTCAATGTGAGCGGCAGGATCGCAGTTGGGAATCTCCACGGGAGTAGTAGAGCATTCCCAGGACATCTCAGCAGCCTCGGGGCTCTCGTTCACGGTGTTGTTGTTCTTCTCAGAAGGCTTGGCGGTAGCGCCGTAGACCAGGTGAATCTTGTAACCATGGGCATTCTTTTCGGTATCGTTACCGATCAGAGTGCGGTAGGTCATACCGAAGGGCACATGGGTCTGCTGAGAAACGTATACGCCGGGGGCAATCTCCTTCTTACCCAGGCACTGATAGAAGCTCTTGGGGAAAGTATAGGCACCGATGGTCATGCCGAATTCCTCAGCGGACATCAGCTCCAGGTACTTTCTGTTATTGGCGTACAGAGGGGTGGGCTCTGCTCCGGAGGGCTGCTCGTTAACGGACATCAGACCGTTCCAAGCTTCGCCGTTAGAGTAGGCAGCGCCAACCATGGGGAACAGAACACCACGGTCAACACCAGTTTCATAGGTCTTCTCGCCGACCTGATCCCAAACAAGTTTAGGCATATTGTTTTCCTCCTTATTGGTAGATTGTGAACGTATAATGATGAAGGTTATCCGCTCTGTAATATCTTCCGAATTTACAGTATGGAATCTGGAAAATCTTCTGAAGATACTCAGTATCGGGTTCCTTCATGATAAGGACGCATTCATATCCGGTCGATGAAATATAAGTCGAAGAATTATTCGCAGATCTGTTCTGGAAATCCTTGAGCTCATACCTAATCGCCGGATACTGCATCAGTAATGACGCGGGAGGTTGAAAATACACATTACGGCTATCGAGGATTTCCTCGAATTTAGCCTGCAGATCGAGTCTGTCACTCATTGTATAACCCTCCCAACGTCATCACCAGTCTAGGGCGCTTAGTAGCGTCAACAGTTGCAACTTTCCACTTAGCGCCGCCAAACTCAACATAGCGAATCGCATAGAAGTGATGGAAGGCGTAAGCGTCTGCGAGAATACTAATCTCATTTGAGACATTAATATTATCGTTGATGTTACCAGAAGACTCGAGTCTTCGATTGTTGCGATGAATATCGCCGGAGTAGGTTCTCCGTGCAATTTCCTCAACGTGCACACCAGGCGTTTTCTCGACTGTTTCAGCAAAGCCGACAACGCCTCTAAACTTCGCCATTGGCCATCACCTCCATTTTGAATTCGGGCCGGCTAATTAGCCAGCAGCAACAGTCTTCTTCAGAACGATAGCAGACTTGGGCTTGACCAGAGCTGCGGAGCAACGGGTCTCCATCAGGATCTTCTCCTTGTTGAAGTCGATGTCGAAGTCCTCGAAAGTGGTGACCTGGCCGCCCTTGTCAGCGCCGACCTGGTAGTCAGCCATGTTGACGAAGATGCCGTAGATGTCCTTATACTTATCCTGCTCCAGCTCAGGAACGG